GGCACATCGTTAGATGAAGCCGTCATTGCTGAATACTCCACCGTTGCCAAAGAGTTGGGCTTGTCACAAGAAGCCGCGCAGAAGGTAATCGATAAGCTGGCTCCGAAAATAGCCGAACGCACCACCGCCGCTAACACAGAAGCCTTTAACGCCTTTAAGGACGGGTTAGCCACCCAAGCCAAGGTGGATAAAGAGTTTGGTGGTGAGAAGTTTAACGAAAACCTTGCGGTAGCCAACAAGGCTTTAGAAGCCTACGGCACGCCGGAGTTGCGCAAGCTCTTAGATGCGTCCGGTCTAGGAAACCATCCCGAAATTATTAGGGCGTTTCTCAAGGTTGGAAAAACCATTAGTGAGGACAAGTTTGTACCTGGCGGCCTTCAACCTACCAAGGGTGAAAAAAGCGCGGCAAACGCCCTCTATCCAAACCAAAAAACTGCATAAGGAATTTAAAAAATGTCTACATTATCAACCAATGCTTTAACACTTGCGGATTGGGCTAAACGCTTAGACCCGGATGGTAAAGTACCCACCGTTGCCGAGTTACTTTCTCAATCCAATGAGATCCTCGAAGATGCTGTGTTCGTAGAAGGCAACTTGCCTACTGGCCACCGCGTCACAATCCGCACCGGTTTACCACAAGTTTACTGGCGCTCGATTAACCAAGGTGTGCCTTCAAGCAAATCGGCAACCGCACAAGTCGATGAATCTGTCGGCATGTTAGAAGCCTACTGCCGCGTTGACCGTAAGCTTGCCGAATTGAACGGTAATACCGCTCAGTTTCGTTTAAGCGAAGATAGCGCGTTCCTTGAGGCAATGAATCAAACTCAAGCCTCAACCATGTTCTATGGCAACCCTGCTAGCGATCCACGTCAATACCTGGGCTTTGCTCCACGTTTTAGCGCGATCTCCGGTGCTGGTAATGCGCAAAACATTATCAGCGGTGGTGGTGCTTCTTCAAACAACACGTCCATTTGGTTGATCGTATGGGGTGAAAATACTGCGTTTTGCACATTCCCAAAAGGATCCAAAGCCGGTTTAGCCCACGAAGATAACGGCGTATTGACTGTTTACGACGGCAACAACAACCCATACGAAGCCTATCAAACTCATTACTCATGGGATAACGGCTTGGTTGTAAAAGATTGGCGCTATGTTGTTCGTATTGCCAACATCAACACCGCTAACTTGGTGGCCAATACTTCGGCCGCTGATTTGATTGCGTTGATGAGCCGTGCACTTGATCGTATTCCGAACTTCGGAATGGGCCGCGCTGCGTTCTACATGAATCGTACTGTGTACTCGATTCTGCGCTTACAAGCCTTGAACAAGAGCAACTACGCTTTGTCAGTTGAAAAAGGCCTCAACCAATTCGGTACTGCTGCTAGTTGGCTGAATTTTGAGGGCGTTCCATTGCGTCGTGTGGATCAGTTGTTAAACACCGAAGCCACGATCTCTTAATCGAGATTTAAACCTTTAACTCTTTTTGGAGAATAAAAATGATTGTAGATGCACTTTTAGCCGTAGCGGGTTCGATCCTCGGCAATACCGTAACCCCCCAAACTGTCACCGGCGCAAATACGAACGTGAACTCTGCGAACGTAATTGACTTGTCCACCGGTGGTATTCCAGCAGGCCAGGTTCGTGATATTGGCGAAGGCTCTGATACTCCTGTGTTACGCGTAGAAGTCATTACCGCGTTCTCAGGCGGTACCTCTGTCGAGTTCCAAGTAATCGGTTCTGACGATGCAGCACAGTCTACGAACGTAACTGTTCTAGGCTCTACTGGCGCAATTGCCGTCGCTAGTTTGACAGCAGGCGCACGTTTTACCGCGCAAATCAATCCGAAGATTGGATCCAAAGGACAACGCTACATTAGCGGCCGTTGGGTGCTCGTCGGTACGGTTTCTGCCGGTGCGATTTATGCCGATCTCGGTCTCGAAATTCAAGATGGTCAGAAGTTCTTGCCATCCGGTTTCGCGGTTTTGTAATCGGCTTTATCAATTTTTATTTAGGAGTTAGACGATGGCTAAATACCGCGTAAAAACAAAATCATTTATCGGTAATACGGTAGTGGAAGAGGGGGCCGTTGTAGATTATGAAGGCCTACCAGGTGACAACCTAGAGGCAATTGACGAGGAAGCGGAACAAGCAACCTTGGCTGCGGAAGGTGTAGATGCTCTCTCCTTGGAGCGTCAACAAGCCGCCGCTAGGGGAGTCGATCCGGGCCCTGTCGAAACGGAAGTCCCTTTAGTTTAATGCGGTAGTCATTGTTGCAATAAGCGGGGGTACCTAGTGCCCCCGTTTTTTCTAGGAGATTTGGGCGATGAGTTCCGACGTTGATATTTGCAATTTAGCGCTTTCCTTTTTAGGGGATGCGGCGATCGTCCAAAGTATTAGCCCTCCCGATGGCAGCGCGCAATCTTCGCATTGCTCCCGCTTTTATCCGGTGGCACGCGACGCAGTTTTAGAGTTGCACGCCTGGGGATTTGCGACTAAGCGCGTAGCGCTAGCGCAAGTGACCAACCCCACTATTACCTTAGACAATCCTAAGGGCACTTGGCGCTATGCCTATGCCGAGCCAATTGATTTAGTGAACTATTTAGCCGTGCTTGATCCGAATGCCCCCGACGATTATTCGTCCGGTATTCCCGCGCCCAACTCATACGGCCTTGGCCAACCGAATATTGGCAACTACACCACACAAGAATTTGCGACGGAGATCGACACACTCGGTAATGTGATTATTCTAACCAATGTAGAAAATGCGGTTTTGCGATACACCGTGAGCGTGGTCGATACGACGAAATTTTCAAGCCTGTGTATTATTGCAATCGGGCGAAAACTCGCCGCGATGCTTGCGGGTCCGATTTTAAAAGGCGATACCGGTAGAGCCGAATCCAAAGCGCAAGAGGCGCAATTTAACGTTGTCATGGCGCAAGCAAAAAGCTCTGACGCAAATCAACGTAGTGTCAAACCTCCTTCGGGTGCTGCTTGGATGGTGAACCGAGGATGAGCACTAAGATTCTCGAGCACTCGTTTTCAGCGGGTGAACTCACGCCCGAGTTATTTGGCCGAGTAGATTTACAAAAAAGGCAAGAGGGGCTAGCACTCTGCCGGAACTTTATTACGCTCCCCCATGGCCCCGCGGTTAATCGCCCTGGAACCGAGTATGTCAACACCGTAAAAAACCCTACTGTAAAAACGCGGTTAATTACTTTTTCCTATTCCAATACGCAAACCTTCGCCATTGAATTAGGCGCGGGCTATTTTCGCTTTCATACCAACGGCGCGACGTTGATAGATTCAGGTACAGGGTTGCCTTATGAAGTGGCCAACTCCTACGCTGCGGCCGATCTATTTGATATTCATTGCATCCAATCAGCCGATGTAATGACTTTGGTGCACCCGAGTTATCCCCCACAAGAATTAAAGCGCTTAGGAGCGACGAATTGGACGCTCACCGCGCCAACGTTCGTACCGCCGGCCAATCCCCTCACCGGGATTAGCGCAGCCGCTACGGGCACCGGGGGGACGCCGGTAACGCAAAGCTACGTGGTTACTTGCTTACTAACCAACAATTTGCAAGAGACGGTCCCCTCCGGCGCGGTGTCGTGCTCAAACGATCTCACCGTACTAGGCCATTTAAACACCGTTACTTGGACGGATCCAAGTACCGCCGGAACCAATACTCGTTATTACGTTTACAAACTCATCAACGGGCTATACGGCTACGTTGGCCAATCGGCTAGTGGCGCGTTTATCGATAACAACATCATCCCCGATGTATCGAAAACCCCGCCGATTAGTGACACTACCGCCGCGTTTAACGTGTCAGGCAATTATCCCGCCGCGGTGAGTTACTACCAACAACGTCGAGTATTTGCCGGTACGAGTGGAGCCCCTCAAAATCTTTGGGCTACTCGTAGCGGTACCGAATCAGATATGTCTTTCACGATCCCCGTGCAAAGTGATAACCGCGTGGCGATTCGGATTGCTGCGCGCGAGGCGAGTGCGATTCGGCATATTGTCCCTTCGGCTCAACTCATGCTTTTCACGGCAAGTTGCATTTGGCTAGTGGCCGCTCCCGGTAATCAAGTGCTCACGCCTACCAATATTAGCGTTACTCCGCAATCGTATGTGGGTGCAAACAATGTCACGCCTCAAGTGGTGAACAACCTTGTTTTGTACGCAGCGGCCAACGGTGGCCATATTCGCGAAGTCTCATACAGCTGGCAAGTAAGCGGATATACCTCTAGCGATATTTGCTTACTCGCACCCCATTTATTTGACTACAACACGATCATCGATATGGCCTACTCGCGTGGCCCAATTCCGATTTTATGGGCGGTGTCTTCAAGCGGAGCCTTGCTTGGAATGACTTATGTACCTGAGCAACAAACCGCAGCGTGGCACCACCACGATACGGCTGCAGGCGGTGTATTCGAATCGTGCTGCGTTGTAACTGAAAACAATGAGGATATGTTGTACGTCATCGTAAAGCGCACGATCAACGGCGCTACGGTGCGTTACGTCGAGCGTTTACATACTCGCCTATACGCAACCTTAGCCGATGCGTTTTATGTTGATTCGGGTTCTACCTTCGTTAGTGGCGGCGGGCCCGTTAGCACCATCTCAGGCTTAACCTGGTTAGAAGGCCAAACGGTAAATATCCTCGCCGATGGGGCAGTAATGGCTCCCAAGGTAGTGACAAGCGGAGCGATCACATTAGAGCAACCCGCTACAAAAGTGACGGTAGGATTACCGATTACCGCGCAGTTACAAACGCTCCCGGTTGTAATCTCTTCTGATTCAGCCTCGGGGCAAAGCAATCAGAAAAACATCAACAAAGCTTGGTTGCGAGTGTACCGATCCAGCGGCATTAAGGCGGGCCCTAATTTTAATAACTTAGTGCCCTATGCGCAACGTACTACGGAGCCTTACGGATCCGCGCCAAATTTATTAAGTCAAGAAATTGAAATTGTGCTCTCGCCCTCTTCCGGCATTGATGGCCAAGTGTGTGTGCAACAAACTGATCCGCTACCGGTAGATATTGCCGCGATCACCTTAGAAATGGAAATAGGAGGTTAATCATGTGCACACAATCAAGCGCGATGGGTTTACAAGGGTTAGGGGTAGGCGCATCTGCTTTTGGATCTTACAACTTAGCGACCGCTCAAAAAGGCGCTCTCAATTATGAAGCTTCGGTAGCTAATAACAACGCGGCGCTAGCCGAATATCAAGCGCAAGTCACTGCGCAAGTAGGAGCGAATCAACAATTCGTATCGGGCCTTAAATACGGCCAAGCCTTCGGAGATCAACGCGCGGCATTGGCCGCTAGTGGTGTGGATCTTGGCAGCGGATCCGCAGTAGAAGGATTGGCCACTACGAAGTACATGGGGAAAGTCGATCAACTCACGATCCAAAACAATACTGCTAATCAGATATGGGCTGAGAAAACCCAAGCCCAGGGCTACACCTCTGAGGCGGCCTTTGATAGGGCGGGGGCTAATTCAATTAACCCTGTGATCTCCGGCGCAACTTCATTACTAAGCGGCGCTGGCGCGGTGGCCTCTAGTTGGTACCGATATAACTAGGAAAAATAAAAATGCCAAGCATACCGATTATTGATTCTCCAAGCGTAGCCCCCCAACCACTACCCGGGGTAAGACAACAAGTTCCGAGCCGATTGCTATTAGCGGCAAGTATTGGCCCTGAGCAACAAGTTCGACTTGGCAACGCGATGCAGAATTTTGGTAACGGAGTACACCAAGCCGCTGCCGCTGAGGCCGACGCAAATCTGATCGGGGCTATCCAGGGGGTGCTCTATGGCACACCGGACAATCCTAATTCGGGCTATCTGAATCAAAAAGGTAAGAACGCGGTAGACACTTATCAAGACACCGTGAAGGCTTTGCAAAACCTTGCACCGGAACAAGCTAAAAACTTATCGGGCGCGGCAAGCGGATTAGCGCAAACCTCTACGAATTTACGAGTGCAATCGGCGATCGCTCAAATCACTCAGCACAACTCGCAACAAACTGGCGTATACCAACAAGCCGCGGGGCAAACCCGTATTAAAGCGGCCTCTGATAGTGCTGCGGTTTCCTACAATCCGATCGCCGATAAGCCAGGGTTAAGCTACGACCCAAGCAGTAACGAGGTGAGTTCGCCCTACCAATTAAATTTAAGAACAATCCAAGCAGAAGCCAATAGCCTTGCCGATTTGCAAGGTATACGCGATCCTGATTTGCGCAACGCGTTTATTAAAGATCAAATGAGTACCGCCTATGTTGGCGCACTCGCTCACATGGTTGAGGGTGGTAAAAATCTCAACGGTGAAAAACTCAAAGTAGCGCAAAACTATTTTGATTCGATTAAAGACAATCTCTCGGCGAAGCAACAAGACACAATCCAAAGCGTGCTTAAAGCGGGAGCGTTGCAAGATACCGTACTGAGCTACTCCGATAAGTTAATGGATAGCCATAAAGGTGAACGGGCGCAGCGGCAACAAATCCGTGCCGACTTTGAAGCCGGAAAAATTAGTGGTCAAGAGCGCGAGCATATTGAATCTCGGATCAGCCACCTTAACGCACAAGCACGCGAACAAGANGGTCAACATACCGCAAGTATTGTTGGCCAAGCGCAAGACTTCTTTATTAAGAATCCAGGCGCAACGATTACCGATTTGCCAACCGTACTGTATACGCAGCTAATGAATAAAGGGCAACTGGCCTCAATCGATGGCTTTTCCAAGCGTGAAGCCAACCATACGGATCCGGCCACGCTCCAACGTGTACAAACCCATTTCAATGATGGCAGCCCTGACGACATTATGAAAATGTCCGATACAGATTTCCTTAACCTACACGGCAGGCTATCTAATTCCGATTGGAAGTATTGGGGTACTCAACGCGATAACGCTAACAAGGGTATCTTCTCGCCTCGTACCGACGCCGGTAGTGTGCAAGAGGGGGTATTTAATACCTCTCTTAAAACACGTCTTAGCGCAATTGGTATCGATGTTAAGAGTATGAAAGGCGAAGAGGATCGCGCCCGCTTGGGTGGTCTGCAACAGTTCGCTAAGGAATGGATCATCGCCGATCAAACTGCGGCGGGGCATAAGTTTAATGATGAGCAACTTGGCCGATCGCTCGATCGCCTCATGGCCACCAATGCCGAATTTAGGACTACGTTTATCGGCTTTGATACTGGCAGCGGGGCAATGCCGCTAATGAAGATGGGCTATGGCGATCTCCCCTCGGATGCGCGAGAGGGAATTAAGAAAGCGCTGATTAAGAACGGCAACCCCAACCCAACAAAACAAGACATATTAAACGCCTATTGGAGAATACATGGCACGCGTTGAGGATCTCACTACCCCCGATGCTTGGGAAAATGCGACCCAAAATTTTCTTAAAGGACGCGCTACTCAAGTAGGGGCTAGTCTTTATTCCGCGGTAACAGTCAATCCCGATAGCGCTGCGAGAACTCAATCCGTAGCCAAGGCGCTAGGGATCCCTCCGCAATCGGCTGCAGCCTATCCCGAGGACACAGAGAGACAAATCAAGCTGCAACAAGCCAACCCCGAAGGGCTAGTGCAAAACTCGCCGGTGCTTGCTACCAAATTAGTAAATCAAAATACGGCCAATATCATCCACGACGATTTGCCTAATGCTTCGGGCATTGAGCAAAATCTTCGTACTCTCCCCACCATGCAAAAGTGGGATGCGCCCGATGACACTCCAACTACCCGCGAGCGTTTAAGTAATTGGTGGCGCAAAGCGATGGGCCAACCAACGGTGGCCGAGGATCGTACCGCGCGGCGTGCGGCCGAAGCCAACGCGGTCATCGCATCCCGTCGTGCCGGAGTGGTGGGCGACGATGCAGCATGGGAAGCCTCACGCAAAGCGGTTGGCGGTAGCTCCAAAGCACCGGAGATCGCAGCCGAGAAGTTCATTGATTCAGCTACGTTTGGTTTGGTCGCTCCGACCGATCCAACTAAAGCCCACTCCTGGCAAGAAAGTACCTCGGGTGCGCTTGGTCAATTAGGTGGTTTTATTGCGGGCCCCGCGAAGTTGGCAGGCGGTCTTATTGGCGCCTCTCCGGCCGCTGCGGTATTTGAGAAAGTTGCAACCGATTCATTTCTAAAGGGCCTCGCTAAAAACGTGGTTGGCCAAGCGGCTACCTTATCGGCAGCTTCGGCATTAGAACAAGTCGGACACGCTGCGCTTGATACCAAAAGCATAGGCGAAGCGGCCAATATCGAAAAGGAGGCGGCAATAGGCGGTGCCGGTACTGGCGCGGTGTTTGGGGCCTTTGGCAAACTCTTACCGGATAGCACTTTCATACAAGGAGTTTTAAGGGGTATTGGTGTTAATACTTCCCTGGGCGCTTTACATGGCGATCCGGCCGAAGCCTACGATACGGTCAAGGATTTGCTTCAAGGAAATAACACACCGGATTTGGAAGGGCGCGTATTCAATTTATTGCTAAACAGCGTGTTCTCTTTGCACGGTGCTGGGCGTACCGAAGGAGGATGGCTACACGACGCTACCAAAATGAAGGTAGCCGAGCAAGATCACCAAACCTTAAGCACCCTTGGCCAACTCTCTGCAAGTTCCAAATGGCGCGAGCGCGATCCTGAAGGCTTTAAGAATTTTGTTCAATCTGTCACGGAAGATGGCCACCTCGATAACGTATTCGTAGAGGGTAGGTCGTTTGCACAAGCGCTTGATAAAGCGGGGATCACTCCTGACGAAGTGCGCGAACTCATGCCAAGTTTAGCTAGCCAAATGAACGAGGCGATGCAAACCGATGGCTATGTTCGTATTCCTACCGAGGATTATCTAACGCACATTGCCGGTACCAAATTTGATGCGGAATTGTTGCAGCACCTAAAGACCGACCCCGACGGCATGACGTATGCCGATGCGCAAAAGTTTTACGAAGAGCACTCGGAAAGTTTGAAGTCTCTTGCAATCGAAGGCGTAAAAGACCAAGCGCAAATCGATAGTTTTAAGCAATCGCAAGAGGAAGTACAAAACCACATACACAATCAATTGGACGATCTTGGACGTTTCCCAAGTGAAGTGAATAAGATCAACGCTAGCGTACAAGCCTCGATCCTTACACGGATCGCCGCAGCCGAAGGGATCACTCCCGAGGAGGCGTTTGTAAAGTACGGTGCGAACATTGTGGGCTCGAGTAGTGAGGGTGGGTTTAACCAGGATAAAAATCTAGTCGCCCAACACAACCTTACCGGCGAGAATTTACTACACGCTGCGCGCATGGGGGGCATACCGGTACCTTCATTGGCCGTAACAAAAACAGATACGCCATTACATAGTTTTGGCGATATTACTTTGCTGGCCGGTAAGGATATGGTCAACCCTAAAGGGTACGCAAAAACGAAAGTATTTGGCTCTGATATTTATTCNCCCAGGTACCCCGAGATTNCTTATAAGCTCGATAACAATGCGCTTAAAGGAATTAACGAAAAGCTATCTAAATATAACGACGGCAAGGATATACATTTCNATACGCGCGCCCTAAGCGGCANTAGCGATTTGATAGATAAAGAGGCTTTCAAAAAATACGCAGCAGATACGCTTGGCGAAAACTCCAACTATCACGCAGATAAGCAATTAGCCAAGGAATTATTAGAATCGGTAGGTGCGCAAGAGAAGATCTTTAAAGGCTACGATTACAACGGCAATAGGCGCTATGTCGAGCACTCATTGGCTAAGGTAGTCGGTATTCTCAAAAAAGAATTACGAGGCGGTGAAAGTTTTAATTATGGCCTTGGCTCCGTGAGGGCGAAGTTCACTCCTCAATTTAAAAGCCTAGAGGACATTCGCAATAGTAAAGATAAGCTATTGGATTCGGCTAGCTTTGAAAAAGTAAAAGAGGAAATGGATCAAGATCTATTCGCTATAGGCGAATTGCTTGAGGACCATCACGATCAAAGTTCTAAATTTGGGTACTTGGATATATTGACCAACACCCTAGCCGATTCGGCAAAAAGGGGGATCCCTAGAGCACTTGAGGAAAACCAATTTAAAGACGTACCAAAAGAGACGCAAGAAAAAATTGGCGAGTTTTTAACCAAATTGCGCAATATGCCTACCGAGTATTTTGAGGCAAAGATTTTGCGCGACGTTTCACTCTCTGAGTTTTCCGGTGCCGTAGTACCGAAGGACACCCCACAAAACGTACTNGACGCTCTTGCAAAGCATGGCATTAAAGATATTAAGTTTTACGACGGAAACGATAAGAATGATCGTGTTGCGAAGATCGCCGAGTTTGAGCACTTATTCTTCCAAGACAAGCGCGGATCCTACTCNCCTGACACCAAAACGATTGCCCTTTTAAAAGACGCTNATCTCTCAACGTATTTGCATGAAACAGGGCATTGGGCGCTCGATATGTATTCGCGCGTATCCGAGACTAATCCGGCAATCCGTAGTGAAATGGACAAATTACTCAATTGGCTTGGTGTTGATTCATTAGAAAAATGGAACTCCCTAAGCATTGATGAACAACGCGAAGGGCATGAGAAATTTGCCCGTGGGTTTGAGGCCTACCTTATGGAAGGCAAAGCCCCAAGCATTGAATTGCAATCATCGTTTGCGCGAATTAAAGCGTGGATGACCAACATATACCAAACGCTTCGTAATCTCAACGTAGAACTCTCCCCCGAAGTACGCGGGGTATTTGATCGCATGATGGCAAGTGAAGAGGCCATTCGCCAAGCCGAAGCGGCTAGGGTGTTTGAGCCCCTATTTAAAGACAAGCCCGATAGCATGACGGATCAGCAATGGGGTGAGTACATCACGATGGGGCAAGAAGCTACCTCCGACGCCGTAGATGCGATGCAAGCCAAATCAATCCGCGATATGAAATGGCTGCGCGGAGCAAAAAGCAAAGCCATTAAGGAAATGCAAAAGCAAGCCAATAGCCTTCGCCGCGAAGTGAAAATGCAAGTGGCCAAGGAAGTAATGAGCCAACCGGTTTATCGCGCTTACACCTTCCTTACAGCCAAAGACGGTGATCTTGTCCAGGGCGAAAAGCGCAAGGTCTACAAGGGCAATGAGATTGACCCCGAGAACGATAACCTATTTACAGCAATATCAAAGCTGGGTGGCCTTAGCCACGAAGCGGTAGAGGGTGCATGGGGTATTAAGGATAGCGAGCGGATCGCAATCAATAAACACGGCCGCAAAGGTCAACCCGTCATTTCAAAAACCGGTGGGGTAGAGATCGACGAAATGGCTGAGAAGTTGGCTCGCGAAGGCTATCTCTCTGAGGATGAACAGGGCAAAGCCGATAACGCCGAATTTGAAGCGATGTTTAACGATCAACGCCAGGGTAAAGAGCGTTATTCGTTTAGGCGCGATATGAACGAGGCTTACGGCGATGGTTGGCAAGCGCTACCGGATTTGCCCGATATGGCCTATGGCAAGTTGAAAACCGAAGATCTCAAGTACATGTTCGGCGAAGGCAAGGATGAAGCCTGGCGCAAGCTTGTCGCTCAGAAAATGACAAGTGACAAGACCGGTATCGATCCACAAGTTTTATCAGAAATGCTTGGTGGTTTTTCTTCCGGCCGAGATATGGTTAAGCAACTCATCGAAGCCGAGCGCCCAAGTTCGGTAATCGAAGGGCTTACCGATAAGCGCATGTTAGAAGAGCACGGCGAACTTGCAACGGATCGCGCAATTGACGACGCTGCCAGCGCGGCGATCCATAACGAAGTACGCGCTCGGTTCATGGCCACCGGTTTGAAGGTATTGGCTAAATCCCCGATCTCCGCTCGCGAATTGCTCAAAGGCGCTAAAGAGGCAGCCGATGGCGCAATCGGAAACAAAAAAGTAAAAGATTTAAACCCTCGGCAATATGAGGTGGCTGAATCCAAGGCCAATAAGCAAGCGATCAAGGATGCTCCGAAGGATCCTAAAGCCGCAGTAGAAGCCCAGCGCGCAGCGCTATTAAATAACCAATTGGTCAAGTCATCACAACAAGCCATTGCCGACGTGACGAAGGGCTTGGATTACTTTAAAAAGTTTGCTAAGGATAGTGTTCGCCAAAACATCGATGTGGCCTTTAGAGATCAAATCGATCAGCTATTGGCCAAGTACGATTTGCGTAAGAGCATGACGCCCGAACAGGCAAAAGAGAACCGCTTGCAATCCCTTGAGGCGTTTGTCGAAAAAATATCCTCATTGAAATACAACGTGGAGATCCCTGAGGCCTTACTCGATGCGGCCAACCGGATGCACTACAAGGATATGTCTGTTGATAGCTTTAGGGGTTTAGTTGATGCGGTCAAATCCTTAGAGCACTTAGGCCGCAGTATTCAAAAGATTACCGATGGCGAAGTGCAACGTGATCTTAATGAGGTGGCCTTAGAAGCTCAGGAGCAAACGGCCAACATGCCTAAGCGCGATCCTGATACCAATCGCGGTTTGTCCTTGATCTCTAAGAAGTGGATTAGTGCTAAATCCTTCGGGCGCAGCGCAATGGCCTCTTTGCTAAAGACTGAGCAAATATGCGATTGGCTAGACGATCACAACCCGAATGGCATTTTCAATCGCATGGTGTTTCGCAAGATTGCCGATGCCGAAGGCAAGCGCAACGATCTCGATTTGAAGATCTCAAAAATGTGGGAAGAGCATATCGCGGCGATCCCCAAGGAATTGCTAAAAGAAAATCGCGGCGTACTAGAAGTACCAGGCGTGATTGATTCGCTCACCGGAGACATTCAAAAATTGTCTTGGGGCGAGAAGATTGCCCTTGCCGGGATCCGCGGTGACGCAGGCCATTTTGCCAAGCTGATTAAAGGCGAGAAATGGGAGCCTCAAGCGGTTCTCGATTTTCTTGATAAGAACATGACCAAGGAAGAGTGGGACTTCGTTAAGGGCTTATCTGACACCTTCCAAGAGTTGTTTCCAATGAAAGCGGAAATGATGCGCGATATGGGTAGCACCGCGCCCAAGGAAGTTGAGCGAATCTCCTTTAGGACACCGCACGGTGAATTGCCTGGTTGGTATTGGCCAATCACTTACGATCCGGCTCGCAGCCATTCGGTAAAAGAGCGCAACGCCAAGCATGAGGCCTCTTTGTTTGAGGACAATATCTTTACAAGAGCCGATACCTCAACTGGCCGTGAGAATACGCGTAGCGAGAACTACGCTAAACCGATGCTGCTTTCCATTGACGTATTACCCCGGGTACTCAAGGACGAGATCCGCGACATTACGACGCGCAAGGCCATTGTCGAAGCCGATCGGTTCCTCTCTCATCCCGACGTGCGTAGGAGCGTAGAGGCCACGCTATCGCCCGAGCACTATGCGGTATTTAATGGTTGGCTTTTGTCCTTGGCCAATGATGCGATGGTCAAGCCTACCGAGTTGCAAATGTGGGATCGGCTCGCCCACGGATTACGCACCCGCACCACCATGGTAGGCCTCGGGTTTAGGATCTCGACCATGATTCAACACGGCCTTACCGCCGCGGGGGAATCGGTTGCTGAGGTTGGCCCTAAAGCGATGGCTAAGGGATTATTTAATTCCAAAACGGCAGCCGCCATTACGACGATTGGCCCCGAGTGGATGCAAAAGGGCTTGGACAACTTCATGCGCGATACGCAGTTTGCCGAGAACCGAGATTTTATTTTCGAGCGCAGCGCAGAAATGAGACACCGTAGTACGGAGATCGAGCGCGATGTGCGTGAGAAATTGCGCGAAATCCAAATTGCGTTAATGGATCCGGCGACGGGCGCGATCAAGCGGGCGACCTTGGCCGTCGAATCGCGCGCTTACTCAGGCATTGCCATGCTCGATATGGCCTCAGCCTTGCCTACTTGGATGGGTGCTTATCTCAAGGGAATGGAAAAGGCCGAGAAGGGCGGGCTTGGAATGAGCGAGGACGACGCGGTTTACTTTGCGGATAAGACTGTACGCAATGCGCACGGCGGCGGTGGCATTAAGGATCTCGCCCAAGTACAACGCGGTGGCGAGCTCTTCAAACTCTTTACGATGTTCTACACCTTTTGGAACCACAACATTAACCGGATCGCCGATACGGCCAAGCGCATTAAGGAATTGCCTGCCGATTACAAGGAGGCCAAAGAGAGCGGGGATTGGGCTGGATTTAGAGGCGATGTTGGCATGTTGGCCATGCGTACCTTCATGTATACCCTTGGCGTGCAGGCCGTTCACCACATGCTTCATACCCCCAAGGAAGGGGAACAAGACGCAGAAACGTGGCTAGGTTGGTTTGCTAAACAAATGGCGCTATCGGCCTTTAGCGGAGTGCCATTAGCAAGGGACGTAGTAGGGCACTACGCAGGCGGTAAGGACTATGAATTGAGCCCGATCTCTTCGCTGATTCACAACACCGATGCGCTCTTACATGACATGGGCGATAACAGTACGGGCGAGCGATTTATCAAGCATGCCATGACCGAAGCCGGTTATATCTTCGGCTTGCCTCTTGGCCAACCCGCAAGCACCACGCAATTCCTAGCGGACGTATGGACCGGTAGCCAAAACCCTTCCGACATTACGGAATGGTGGCGCGGATTAACCACCGGCAGCGCCCAAAAACACTAAGCATNAAAGTTCACATACCTATGAAAACCCCCTCCACAATTAGCGCAACTATTCATAAGGCGGTGCAATGAGTATTTCTAGCGACTCCACAAGAAAAGCGGGGCCCTTCACCGGCACGGGCCTGATCGTCTCTTACCCCTTTAGTTATAAAGTATTCCAAGCTGCCGATGTGCTTGTCGTTCGTACCGATCTATCCGGTACTGAAACAACGCTCGCTCTTGGTACGGATTACACCGTAACTTTAAATTCCAATCAAGACGCAAGCCCAGGCGGTACGGTCAATCCCGTAGCCGCGGCGCCAACCGGATACCTCACAACGCTATCGAGCCAAGTTGCAGCCTTGCAACCGGTGGTGCTTACCAATAGCGGAGGCTTTTACCCAACGGTGCTAAACGACGCGATGGATCGTTTGACGATTATCGTGCAGCAATTAAAAGAGCAAATGAGCCGTGCGGTAACAACAAGCATATCAAGTAGCATTACTCCGGCTACGCTGACGGGCTATATTGTTGCCCTGTATAGCAATTTGGCTAACATCATTAGCGTGGCGGGCAATTCGGCCAATATCAATTCGGCAGTTAGTAACGCTACAAACATCAATACCGTTGCGGGAAACAACACCAATGTGACTAATGTTGGTGGCAGCATAGCCAACGTAAATGCCGTTGCTGTTGATTTAACAAATATTAACACCGCAGCTGCAAATTTGACTGCGATTAACGCCGCCCCCGCTGCTGCAAGCGCGGCAGCCGCAAGCGCTACTTCGGCCTCCAACAGCGCTAATTCGACCGCTGCTCTACTACTTTCTTTTAGGAATGTTTATCTAGGATACTTTTCTAGTGACGTAAATGCGGTAGCGTTTGCTACGGCTAACAGTATTACTCTATCCAATGGTATCAGTTACGAAAATACAAGCACTCAAAAAGTACGGATTTATAACGGTTCTACATGGGCCGATCAAGATTCAGACGCACAAACTCAAAGCGCCAACGCAACCGCCGCCGCGGTAAGCGCCGCCGCTAGTNCTGCTAGTGCTACCGTACAAGCTAATATTGCCACTGCGCAAGAAGTTATTGCTACTGCGCAGGCAAACAACGCTATTGCTTCGGCTAATGCCGCAGCCGGTTCGGTTTCTTCTGCGTCTAGCTATAGCGCATTAGCAGCTGCAGCTCAAGCGGCAGCGGCAGCCTCCGCGGTTAGCGCTGTAAATGCTCCGGGAACTAGCGGAACATCAACAACTAGCTTGACGATAGGTTTAACTACTCAATCTTTTAACACTCAAACGGCTAAAAATTGGGTAGTAGGCCAGTTCGTTACGTTAGCTTCTACGGCCTCTCCTGCTAATTGGATGTATGGGTATATCAATACTTATAACTCAACTACAGGGGCAATGAGTGTTGTTGTTTTATCCATCGGTGGCTCAGGAACTTTTGCTTCTTGGTCAATCGGATTATCGGCTCCTGTCGCTCAATTTAGCTCAGGAAATGTTATTAGTCACGCCAATTTAATAACTCAAAGTTTTAGCATCCCCGATGGGATAAATGCAATTTGGGTAGATCCAACCCAAGTCGGTACCAACGTGACGGTTACTGGACTTGGAAATTCAACTTTAAGAGGAATTTAAAATGAGTTCAGCCGTATTTGATAATTTTCAAGGTCCCGGTAACGCACCCGCCAATTTTCCTTATGGAATAAATATTGGTAATAGCACTGGTGGAATAGTCAACAACATTGGTATTGCTGGCCAAAGAGGATTTGGTGTAGGTATTTGTCCGGGGCCATTACCCACAGGCATGGGCGGTATGCAAGGCTATAACGATCAATCCTCAGATAACTATGGTAACTATCAATACAGCGATGGCTCAGTTATGGTTTGGGTGCCAGCTTTCTATTACAAATACGGTACCGGCGCAAACGGCTACGCAATTAACGTAGTTAATATTCAACCATTTTCGGCTTATGCTACTGTAGCGGCCGCCAACGCAGCGGGATATGCTTTACATCGCGCCTTCTATGACGGAGGTAACGTAGCTTACGGCTTTTTCATCGACAAATATAAGACTAGCAATAACAGTGGTGTAGCTTCTAGCTTACGCAATGGAAACGTATTAACCAGTGCTCAGCGCGGTACCTTGTCAACTGCGATGTACTCAGCGTTGACAGGCGCACCAGCCAATACATTAGGCGGATCTGTTGCCGCATCTAAAACTCGCGGCGTTAATTTCTTTCCAACCAGTATTTTTCAACGCTCGGCAATGGCTTTATTGGCTTTGGCGCATGGTCAATCTTCTACATCAACTACCTATAACGGTTGGTATGATGCGGCGGGCGTAACGAATTTCCCTAAAGGAAATAACAATAATGCTTTGGGCGATTCTCAAGACGCTTCTATTCAGTATGTTTATGACGGCAACGGCACTTATACAGGTTGCGGAAAAACAGGCTCAGCCAATTTATTCAATCGCACAACACACAATGGTCAAAACTGTGGCGTGGCAGATTTAAACGGGCTTACTTATGATTTTTGCCCCGGCATAACCAGTGATGGTACGAACTATTATTTGCTCAATACTTCTGTAGCTATGAAATCTGTCACCGGTAGTAATACGTTGGCTACCGATTTATGGGGGGCTACAGGCTATGCCGCAATGTATACCAACATTGGTACCACCTATGGTCCTTTGTGGGCTACGGGAGCCAATCGGAGTTACTCCATGGGGAACGCCTCGCAAGTTTTATCGGAGGCAACTAGCGGTACTCCATGGGCTATGGCTGGCGCAGGAATACCTTTAATCGGCGGTATCGGCGGTACCAATATGTTCGGTAATGATGCGCAATACGATTACAAGCCGAATGAAATGGCCCCGTTTGTGGGCGGCACCTGGGGTGATAGCTCGACCACGGGCGTGTGGGCCTTGAGTTTGGTCAACAACCGCACGTACTCGGTCAGCACCATTGGGTTCCGCTCCGCCTTGTATTTGTAAGGATGTTGGGGTGGCGGTAGCCACCCCCTTTAATTAACCATGGGACAACACTCTGAAGCCGAACTAAACCAAAAGTTTATCGAAACTGCAAAGCTAATGAATATCTACCTTAACCACTTTCCAAAATTTGAAAAGTATGCACTTGCGCAACAAATACGCAATTGCATGTATGAGGTTTACTCATATATGGTTGAAGGCCAAAA